ATACATTCTTGTTGATAACACCAATCTTCATCATTACTGTATAAAATGGTTAATTGTAAATTATCATATTTCAGAAAAACGTTTTTAAGATGTGGATTGGTTTTCAACCCTTTATGTTCTTTAAATCTTCGGCGTGGATTTTTAGTTACGCCTACATAACCTTCTGTAGTAACGTCGTTATGTTCTGGTAAATGTATCCAATAAACGTAATGTTTCATACACCTATTTATATAAAAAAAGGAGGGGACGAATCCCCTCCAGTTTCTCGTCCCCTTGTTTATGGGACTTACTTAGCTTTAACTTACATAAGGTTATTAACAATAACTCTACGATAGTATTTGTTGGTGTTGATTGTAAGAGCTCCAAGACCCTGTGTAAGACCCTGAGCGAATGGGTTTGCAACCATTCCGTAACGAGTCTTAAAGCCGATCTTTGGCTGGAAGCTTGACTGATCAACTGCACGAACCATCTGTAGTGGAACGTATGGACAGTAGAAGAGGCCAGCATCAAAAGCACTTGAACCTTTATAGCCAACGGTGAGATAGTTACCACCGAGAGCGTATGGATCAATATAAACCTTTAGGCGACCATTGAGAACACCAGCAAAGGTGTTTCCTGTATCGTCAACCTGTAGGTTGTTTGAGTTAAGAGCAGGAGCGTAGTCTAGAACGCCAGCCATCTGAAGAGCAGAAGCAACGTCTGAAGAACAGATAACGATGTTACCTTTTCCTCTACGGGTCTGCTTAGCGATCTGGTTAGCTTCACGCTCTAGCTGGAACATTAGACCTTTGAACTTCTCAACTGACCAACGGCCATTTGAATCGGTGTCAAGATCGAAAACACCAGCAGTTGTTGTATTCTCCTGAGCGCCAACTTCAGCAGTGATATTGATTGTGCGAACAACCTCACGGTTGATCTCAGCAAGAATCTCAGCTGAAAGAATATTGGCGAGCTCTGTTTCAGCGTCAAGGCCATGGATTGCTTTAAGATCCTGAGCAAGTTCCATGGTGTACTCTGCCTTGAGAGCGCGAGTGTTAGCTGTAACAGTAACCTTCTCAATTGAGAATGCCATCTGTGGGAAAGCTGTATTTGAATCAGTGCCTAGAGCTTCAGCCTGGGCAGTTGACATACCAGCACCTGTGTTATAGGTGTTGACAGCTGTTAGTGGTGAAGTATTTGTTGCGCCTGGAATTGTACCAACGAACTTATTGCCGAAGGTGTTAGCGCCAGATGTAACAGAAGAGAATGCAGTATTAACTTCGTTATAGAATGTTTCTGCACCAGCGTTGTTGAATGTTGTTGTATTAGCATAACGTGAACGCATGGCGAAGATAAGGCCAGTTGGGCCTGTCATTGGCTGAACGCCGCAGATGTCGTAAGCAATTAGGTTAGGCATTGCACGACGAACTAGGGAAATAAGAACTGGATCGAAAGTATCGATGCCGCCTGTTCCCTGAGTTGAGCTTGAAGCGCCCATAAGGTTTGAGTGAACAAGTGAACTTGTCTCTGTTAGTGTCTGATAGTCACCATGAGCAGCTGACTCGCGAAGAGCCTTCTCGGTATTCTCGAGCATTACTGCTGTTACTGAACGACGATGCTGGTCCTTAATAGTTCCTAGAGCATCATGGTCGAGCACTGGTGCCCACTTATTTTGGATTTCCTCAGCTAGATACATTTAATTTTCCTTTCTTAAGAAATATACTGTATATATTTATAATAAATTACTTTTTAACAGTTCTGGCAAGAGCCTGAACGTAACGATTGACTGAAGGATCAACGTTAACTGATTCAGAAATTACGCCTTCAAAAGTTTCTTCTTCAATGTTTGAAGAATACGAAGTTGATTCATTTTTAAAGTAGTTTTCTTTGACGATCATTAACTTCTTTGAATAGATGTTAAGATCACCATCGAATTCAATTCCTTCTGCAAGAGCAGCGAATTTCTCTTGTTGTGTCAATGCGAGGTCTGAAGCTATCTCTTCAAAGATTTCTTTTCTATGACCTTCAACAACAAAATTTCTTAGCTCAACGTTTTCAGAAATTGATTCATCAAGTTTAGATTCTAGAGCAGCGACCTTTTCAGCCATCGCTTCAAGAACATCAACCTTATCTTCTGGAACATTGATATAATGCTCAGCGAAAAGGTTTTTCAATCCTTCAACAAACTCGCTTGTGAGTTCGTTACGTAGGGTTGATTCAATAGCTACTTCATTTTCTTTCATCCAGTTTTCGACAACATAATCGAGATATGTGTCGAGCTTTGATGTTACTTCTTCATTGAAGATAGCAATTTCTTCTGATAATCTTGTCTCGAATTCTTCTTCAAGGCGAGCAGTTTCAGCAATTAATTTAGCTGATACAGCAGCTTCGAATAATGTCGAAACGTTTTCTTTAAATTCTTCTGAAAGATCTTGACCATCGAACATTGCCTCAACGTCTTCTTTGACGTTTAGTTTTGGCATTGGATCTTTTGTCTTTGGACCTTTACCAAGTTTAGAATCAATTGTTGCCTGATTAGCAGCTGACTTGTCGCCAACTCCATAATCTTTTCCTGGACCAAACTGTGCCATTGTGGCATTGAACCAATGAGTAAGATCGCCTTTTGACATACCATGCATTTTGCTCATGACAGATGTCATCATTTGAACTTTTGACATTGGGTCAGAAGGACGTGCTTTTGGATGAAGTGAAGCAGCAGCAAGTGTCTCTTCAGAAACTTCTGTTTCTTCTTCGCATTTTTTCATGCTCTTTTTAGAAGACTCTTCCTCTTCCTCTTCTTCCTCTTCTTCCTCGCGCTTCTTACCTTTTACTTTTGCTTCCTCAAGAGCGTTTAGATTTTCGAGGTCAAACTCTTGTTCTTTATTTGTCATTAGAATAGTCTCCTATTAAAAGAAATTTAAATTATTTATAATAATTTGGATTTTAATAAACTAGAAATATAGTTTTCAAAAATAGCAAATTTTTGCTCTTCTAATTGTTTTTTAGACAATTTATTAATTGAATTTTTGGTTTCATGAAGTTTTTCTTCTAACCAAGTATCTTTGACTGGATCATAGAGCCATTCGACTCCTTCCATAATGCCGTTCACAAAACATCCAGGACCACTTGGGTCGGAAACAATATCAACTGTGGATAATTTGAAATCGCTCTGAACAACCATAACACCATTTTGTTCTTTTAATGAACCCATACCACGTGTCGAAACGCCAAGCTGACCTCCTGATTCTAAAAGGCCACGAGCAATTTCTCCCATTGGAGTTGATGTAATTTTGGCTTTACCGTTTACGAAATTACCATCCCATTTTAATTCTGTGATAATATGAGAAACACGATCTAAATTGATAGTTGGTCCAGAAGGATGGTTCAATTCACCAAAAGCTCTTTTAGCGTTAACCACTTCTCTGAGGTATCTAGAAACTTCGTTCTCTAGAATATCCTTTTTATAAAGCCTTCCGTTTTTATTTTTTTCTTCAGCAGTCATGAAACGACCAATAATAAAATGCTGTTTCTTACCATCTTCAGATTTTTCAGTAATATATTGTGTTTCTTCTGTTAATTCGGCGATGAGTTTCATTTTACCCTCTGTATGCGACTGGTGTTGCTAACATACCAGTTCCTTGAAGTGTGTCGGTTAATTCTTTAACGACAAAAATTGGTGCTGTATTTGTAACAGTGGTATTAGCATATACAACGCCATTAGCATAAGCGATGTTTAAAACAGCAGCAGTAGTTGGATTCACAACTCTGCAAAGATTTGCAGCGTTACTAAAATTGTTTGCTGTTGTAATTGCTCTTTCTGCGCCAAGTAATTTAATAAACATTATAGAGTCCCCACATCTAATCTACCAGTTGTCCATCCAGCAGCGCCTGGTCCAGTATAATCTGTGTTAGTTGCTGAACCTGATTCTGACTGACCATGCATTTTCCATGCTTTAGCATAAAGAACCTGTGTTCCTTTTTCTTTACCATATTCTTTAACAAAACGTTCTTTATTTGCTTTGATCCACTTTTCAATTTTTGGATTTGGTGGAGCAACTTCATTAACAATATCTTCTTTTAACTTTTTATCAAGAAGAATCTTTTTACCTTTATATCTTGGCTCTTGATCTGAACCTGATGGGCAGGCAGATTCACCATGCACTTCGCACATTACACCTTCATTGG